ATTGTAGAAACATCCGGGATTCTTCAACCAAATAACAAATTGTGTAAATTCTTCTTTCATATCGTCCTTCTATCCATTCCAGCTTTCTTTAGTATTTGGAAGAACGTTCCTGGAGTGAGGAACGAATGCCGAGGAACGGAGACTGTTGCAGTTCCTCGCTTATAGATTGCGTGTCCTGCTCCCATACGAATGAAAGTAAATCCACTTCGTACTAAGGCTTTTTCAAGTTCTGGAGCTTTTAGGGGTTGCATGTTATTTAATGGACGCTGCCATCCTCCGAATCACTTGTTCCCCAACATGAGCCTTACCGATACGCTTTGCATCACGAGCGATGCAATCCTCAATCGGAACGTGAGTGAAGTCCACAAAGACGATATTGGCGGCGCACTCCGCTGCAATCTTTTTCAGACGATCCTTTTGAAAGAAGTTGGTGTCGTGAACGTACACATCAGCACCGTTTTGCAATCCGCTACGGATCTTTCGGTCTTGTTCCGCAACAACTTCACGCTCATTCTCCTTCGACCACACACCTTTGTGGAGTTCTTCTCGAATGTCGTCCTTACAAGTCTGGACAGCAACAATCCTTCCACGATCTTCGCAAGTATTATTAAAGATGTTGGTCATTCTTCGCGCCCAGGTAGACTTACCAGACCCAGGCAATCCCAGCGTAGCAAATAATGTCGGTTTCATTTTGAAAATTCCTTTATCACACATTCATCGTACAGATCCATTTGGATTAAAGACTGGATTAAGAGTTTTTCCGAAATTGGAGTGCCTTGTATCTTCTTATAAGCATCAAGGCTGGCTATTGATTGGTTGAGGTAAATCTCACATGGAAATTGTTGTTTTACAAATTCATTCGAAGCTATCCAAATAAAACTGGTGAATATAAGAACAATCAGGATAGCTTTAATTATTTTAGTAGATACTCCCATGATATTCATCCGTCAATTCATGTCCATTCTTTTCGATAGCTTCCATTGCGTCTTCAACGGAGCCATAATATCCCTCAACATAACCATCAGCATTGCATGACCACATTGCGCGATCATTTTGCCAAGAACCAATAGTTAGATGCGGATGATAACCATTATTATCATCAAGGATTTTCTTCAATTGAGATTGTGGGACAAGCAGATCAGTCCAAGAAGAAGCCCCTTCAAGATTCGGATGTCGTCCAAGATCATCAGAATTAATCCAATCCCAAGTTTCTTGGTCAACAACCTTAATTTTTGTGTCACCTTGGTCGGTCAGGATAATCAGGTAAACTTTCAATTTTTCAATCAATTCGCTCATATCTAATTATAACATCACTTTTTAATGGAATCAATAGCTTTAATCTTTTTACCTAAACAATCCTCATAATGCGTATCTCGGACTTTTACCGTAAGATTGAAACCATGTTTCTTAAACTCATCGTGCCAGATTAAGAAAGATTTACCATGTGTTATCTTACCTTCATCCATAAACTGATAAGCATGAACCATTTCATGCGCTAAAATCTCCAAAAACTGAGATAGGGATGTAAACGTGGGACGAATTGATAACCAATAAAACGGTTCACCAAATAAATCGAAATCACCGGAGCAATAGGCGTATGCTTTACGGTGATTTCGAATTGTTATTGATGCAAAAGGTTTCAGTTCACCTTTAAAGATTCGTTTGTTGAGAATTCTAAACCAATATGTGACCTTTGGAATAGTTACCGTGTATTGTTTCATGGTTCTCCTTATTGCAGAGTTCCATCACAAACAAATAATTAATAGGGAACAGTCCTATTTAGCTTAAAGTGATAAGATTGCGGATATCGTTGGGGGTAACGCTCGAATATCTATTGTAGAATGTACCACTTACAAGAGACAACAAAACGCCACTTTCCATCTTATGCAAACTTTCCAAGATTTGGGTAAAAATGATCTTTTTGCGTGCTAGAGGTACAATAGAATCGGTTTTGAAGATGTAAAGTCTCTTCAATTCAAAATAAAGGTTATTATCCGCAAGACCCATAGGCTTTGGACTTGGCTTCCATTGAACGTCAAGAACACCCTTATCAAAGGACTCCGGAGTTAAAGTCTCCTTTAGAATCAACCATAACGCGGGTGACTTATTCTTCTTCAAATGAGCCAATGCGGCTTCTTTGTCCAAATCTCGCAATTCTTCTAGGATTTCACCTAAACTATATGTCATTAAAACTCTCCAATTTGTGGCATCAACTTAACCAACTTATGTTCTAAGAAATACTTATACAAGTCCGACTTCTCAGGAAGTGGAAGTTCGTATTCCGAAGTGATTCGATTTACCAATGTTCCTGGAATACTTTGAAGATCGATCAAAATTCGATTGGTTTTATATCGAGCCTTCACTTTTGGATCCAATTTAGCTAGATCAAAAGACTCCAGAAATTTCTTAGTGATCGGAGTTTGGCGCACTCCATTTACAATGCAATCTTCCGGTGAAAGAATATTTGGAATACCATCCCCACGATCACCACGAATGATCTGCTCCTGTAGAAAGGCTTGCGGATCATCACAAGTTACAAACTCTTTTTGGATTGGAGCGTATTGTCTGACCTTGAAAGTCTTGTTATGGAGTTGTTTAAAATCTTTGTCACCGGACAAGATTAGAATTGGTTCTTTTGATTGGTAACTCTGTGTCAACACCGCAATGATGTCGTCGGCTTCACAACAATCCACCTGCATAACTTTATATGGAAAGGTTTCGATTAATTCCTGTTTGATGTTGCCGATGGTTTTGAAAACCATATCCCAATCAAGAGAGGATGCGGCACGATCAGTTTTGCGATTCGATTTATAATATGGAGATACATCTTTTCTCCAAATGTTTGTGCTGTCGCAACAGATGACCAATTCACCAAACTCGGAAAAGAACCTCGTTCTGTAACTTCGTAAGGAATTCAACGCCATATGGCGAATCATATCCTCAGTCACTTGTTCCTGAGCGTAATTAGAATTGGCAAAGATATTGGAAATCATTACCTGGGAGAAATCTACTAGAATCAAAATTACACTTCCTTTTGAATTGGAGGGACAAATTCAATACAATTTGTTGCGGTAGCTAAACGTAAAGGAATTGTAGAATCGTTAATATAGAATCCTCCACAAACTGCGTTATCAGGTATGTCTAATGTCGCATGACATATAACTGTGGAATCATTCTTTTTTGCTTGTTCAATAATACTCGCCTTATACATTGGACTATCCGGACGATAAATGCAGGTTGAACACATTCCCTTTACAATATGAACCTTACCGTCTCGAAATGCGTTAAATTTAGGTTTTCTTGGCACTAATCAATTCTCACAATCACAGTATATCCATTCATGCGGCCACTGATTTCTTGGTCTTTAGCAACAAGTTCCTTGATGAGATTCTTGGACTGAGGTTTAGACGCTTTCACGATCTGAGGTAGGAAGATTTCGGGCTTGCGTACAGTCTTTCGGATGCACAACTTCTCATCGAACCCATACACACTGGAGCCTTTAATCGTAAGACCGTTTTCACCGGACGCTTTAAGAATGGTAATAACTCGTTTGTTGGTCTCAAACAATACAATTTGATCTGCACCAACAACCTTCTTTGGAAGTAACGATGTAATCGAAGGATCTACCATCGACTTCTGGAATAAGCAACGAGCAACCAACTTATCGACATCTACAGGCTTAACCTTCTTGGGCTTCTTGGACGCTTCTTTCGTCACAACCGCTTTTTTGATGGAAACTTGACAAATGTTCTGCAAATGTTGGAGAGAATTGATGTAGGCGGTCAATGTTTTCGGAGTGAAGTTGGAATAGCCTTCGCAAAGTTCCAATTGCTCTTCGGACGGTGTCTTTGCGATGAACGCTTCGAGAACTTCTTCCAATTCCATCAGATTGTCATCCAAACGGTCGTTGACGTTCGGAAGATAGGTATCGGGAATAGTAACTTTCAAAGACTCCCACGTTGTGGAAGCTGTAACAGCGACCTTACCCAAGAGGATATCATCCAAAAGACCTTCAAGAATACCAATCGTGTTTTTTGCTCTTGCGGCCATGGTCGCTTGGATCTTATCGTAGCGACTCTTCTCAACCACAACAGAAGTTGGTTTCTCCACTCGGGCTTTCAACTTGTTGATAGCGGAGTTCAACTTCGCTTCCCATTCGTCGGTGAATGGACAACCCTTCTCTTTCAAGCGAAGAAGGATGCCGGCGGAGCGAAAATCGAAATCCACAACATCGCTCTGAAAGTTGGTGTTGAAACCGTTCGATTTGAAGTGTTTGAGAACCCAGGACTTAAAGTCCTTGTTATCGTAGGAAACAGAGTACCAGTTGATCGCTTCACCGATCCGAGACTTCAAAGATCTGTCGGAAACCACCCACTTAGGTTCGACGCCGTGATACACCTGAGCGACGTTCTGGATTCTGTTTCCTTCGATATCGTGTTTAGCTTTCATATTTTAAGTATAGCAGTTTAATTTGGGTTTGTCAAAGGAATAAACACTTATTTAAAAGCGTCCGCACTCCATTTACCAGTAGCAAAATAATTATCCACAAAATCCTTAGCTTCTTTCAATCCTTTGTTCGTGGCTTCGCGGAACATCTTGATGGCGGTGATTTTTTGGTTATTAACCTTACAGGAATCAATATCCAATGACAACTTCTTAATAGTCCATCCTCGCTCCAATAGAGTATCTTTTTCCTTCTCAGCCTGTTCAGGAGAAATGGTATCAATCATTGCCGTACCATCTTCTGTATTCCAGTAAATGGCACCAATGTAAATCTTATGCTCTTCCTCAAAATGCTTACGAACCAAATAATGCATTTCTTCTTTGGTCAAAGTGAGTTTCATAATAAACGTTTAGGTGTTGACCTATAATCCTTTGATGAATTAATGATGAAAAGTTTGTCCATCGGCTCTTTGTATTCTTTGGAAGCACAATGGTTCTTGTTTGTTGCAGAATATTCGATTCCAGAGTAGTGGAATAGATGAACTTTGTCAGTTTCATCATCCAAAACAATGAAATCATCCAATTTTGTGTCGATGCAGTAATTTTGACTGTCCGGAGTCCAGATGTGTCTTGGCTTCCATGCGATTGAGTGTCCGAAGATCTGATTCAATCCAGAAATGGGGAGAAATGACTTGTTAAAGTCCAACCAATTGACTCCACCATAACGTTGTTGATCCCCACCTCGATCTTCACCCCAGTTTAACCAAGGATGCGTCTGGTTACATTGAAGTGCCCATTTAGCATCCGATAAACTGCGAATGATAAAATCATCGGAGAAACCATACACTGGATGCATTAGAGATTCATGCATTCCAGCGTGAGTGATCCAATAGGATCCAATTTTTTTACCTATCTCAAAAGATTCCCAATGTCTTGGAAAGAGATAGTTTCGGATTTCTATTCTTCGGTCCCAAGTGAATCCTGGACAGGGGAAAACTGTTGGACTAAAAGCGTAAGGTATGTCGTGATTACCAAGAATAAACGTGTCATAAGTTCCTTCAATTTCGTTCCGCAAAAATTCCGCAGTCTCAACATGGTTACGTGCAGACTTGTCCCATGTATCAAACCAGTCTCCTACATAAACCTTATGAATGACTCCCATTCCACGAAGCGCGGAATGGATCTTCAAAAGTTTATCTATGTCCTGGTGGACATCTGGAATAATTGCGTGTAACATTAGAAAATGTCCGTTTCCTCGATTGTAACATCCGTATGTGGAACAAGACCCGCAATGAAACAGAAACGCTCTGCGGATGGAAGTGCTTCCCAAAAGAAATTATCCTTGAACATAAACTCCAGTTCGCAGATTCCTTCACAGACATCGCTACCGATAAACTCACCTTGGTGGTCGCTCGCCAAATTGCGAAGGTCTTGCTCAAAAAGGAAGTCTTTGTTCCCTTTGTACGCCGCTATCACTTGTACCATTATCTACCTGCTTTCCGTTGATTGATTTATTTAACATATCCACAGCACTCTGCGGATCTTCATGAGAACCGAAATGAATTAGCTTTCCAAACTTGATGTAGAAAATGTTTCCTTTGTCTTTTTGGATTCGTTTCAATTCCGGCATCGGCTTCGCTTCAATTGCTTTTATGCTCATCTATTTAATTGTAACATCTTCTACAATGGAAGTCACATAATCATCGAGATATTTTTGTGGTAAAGTTTCAATGTAACGTTCCCACATAACTTTAGAAGCATCGGGTTTATTTCCACTATCAATGTAAAGATACTCGGTTCCCATAACATAGGATGTGAACAATTTTTTACATGCTTCCGTATAATATTGTCCACTAACTATTGGCTCTATATTTGGGTTGATTATAATCCATACATCTTCTATGAAAATGGATTGAGCGCATATAAGAGTTTCGGCATCGGTCAATCTCTTTATAAAAAAGAACTTTTCCTTATTCAATAAACTGAATATGGCTTCCAAAACTGAGATTGTGTGATTCTGGAGTTTATGCTTTTTATTTAAGTCACCTCCCGGTGCACCAAAATTAAAGGTATATCCAATTTTAGGGAATTGTTTTAGGAAGATCGTACATTTACCAGTTTCATAATTAACAACAATGTCACAATTACTGGTTGGCTTCCAAATATTGGTATAATTATCACTTCGGTGTTTAGCAACAGAAGGAGAAAGTATATCAGCAATGCGAAGTGGAGAAGCCATATTAGAAATTAAAGGATGAGAAGTCCTTTTTGCTACCTTTCTTCTTAAAAGTCTGCCAAGGAGGATCCTGAGCCGATGGGGGATCCAAATCTACATCATCAATTGCATCGGTAGCTGATAAGTCAAACAATCGCTGTTTCGATCTATCCACTCCAATTAGAAATTTACTGTAACTGGTTGCATCAGATAGACGGCTCTTGATCTGCTTAACCATATATTGGCCTTTTGCATCCAATTCTTCATTTCTGACAATTGTAACCATCCAATCTGCTGTCTGAGAAATGGAGAATGCTTCAGCAAGATCATCCATTCCAGGATCAGAGCTTCCAAAGCCACCGCGATTCAACTGGGCAGCGGTAATTAAAGGACAATTCTGTTCTCTAGCTAATCCCCTCAATTCTTCTGCCACCATTTTGAAATAGGTGTTTGTATTTGCACCACCAGATACCTTAATACGACTGGAAGAACAAATAGTCAAGTAATCAACACAAATAAGATCAGGAACGAAATTTTTGGTTAGTTTTAACTCTCCAATTAAGTGTCGAAAGTGTCCTGAATGTGCGGCACCAGGAGAATACTCCTTGATTCGAAGATTTCCAAGTGTTTTGGACTTCAACTTATTCATCCGAGAATCATAAGATGATTTTGGAATGATTTTAAGTTCTTCCATAGTGAAGTCAAGTAAATTGGCATCAATTCTCTTGGCTACTTCATCTTCTGACATTTCCATAGAAATGTAAAGAACATTTTTACCTTGAGCTAAAGCGGCTGCGGAGAAGTGACACAAGCAAAGAGACTTACCTACGTTAGTTCCGGCTACAATAACAGAAAGAGTCTTCTTAGGTAGACCCCCATTGGTGATTTCATTGAATTTCAACAAGTCAAACTTCATTCGGTCTAGAACTAAGTGGTAGTTTTTAAAACGTGCATCAGAATCACCTAAATAATCTGTACCAATATCTGGATCAAATGAAACTGAAAGAGCGTCCGTAACCAATTGCTCAATATGAGCAATCTCCTTGTTACCTTTGCTGTTTTTGATGTCGTCCATCACTTTGATGGAATCCATGATAGCATTAATCATGGCGCGCTCTTTACAAAACTTCTCCGTCTGTTCGTTTAACCAATCATTATTCTCTTTGGATGAACTATTAGCTATGGAAGTTAGAATCTCACCAGCCCTACGAAATTGGTCTTCGGTAACGGTAGTCTCTTGATCTAATTCCAAAGTAATTGCAGTAACGGTTGGAAGATTGTTATACTTTACATAAAAGTTTTGGACTTTGGAGAAGATGTGACGTTCGGTCACATCTTCAAAGTATTCTGGCTTAATAAATGGCGCAGCGCGGCGAGCAAATACGTCATTAAAGATAAGGTTCTTGATTATGGTCTGCGACAGTGTTAGCATTTTTCTTAGTCTCCAATTGTATCAATTTTGCAGTCACGGTGTCAAGGGCTTCTTCGAGAGAAATGTTCATTACCCTACCAATCGCTAAAAGAACTCCTAACGTGTCCCCAAATTCATCAACCAATTCTTCTCGTCCACCAGTCTTTTCAGGACTCATCTCTCTTCCAAGAAAATTCCTTGATGCGTTGTATAGTTCACTCAATTCGCTATGACATTGGGCGGTAAGAAACGCAATATGAGATTTGGTGAATTCTCTTGGAAATATCCTAGAGTTCACTTCCTGGAACTGTTCAATTTTATGTGTTAGTACTAAGGGTGTGTCCATAACCTTCTTCCAATAATTGTATCAAAATATCACCTAAAAGTTTATTGAACTCTGGAGCATTTAAAATGTCTTGAGTAACTGGTCCAGGTCTTTCTACTTCATAATCAAAACGGACAGTACAGGTTCCATCTGGATTTTCCTTTCCCATTTGGACTTTACCGTAGCTATAAATGAAGCCTCCCCAAGGGGAGGCCTCCGATAGTCTAATCGCGCTATATGGTACCGCAGGATTCTCTACGATTGTGTATTGGTCTTTAATTGTCATGGAAAGGAGCTCCAAGAGGACGATCATCGTCCAAAATTGTGGTCTCTTTAATAAGATCAACCATTCGTAAAACAGGATGTCTTGGTTCTTGCCCACCCATCTCTTCTGGAGTCAACATCAACTCTTCTTCTGCTTCATCCAATTCAGGTTCGACATCCAAAGTGTAATGATATTGGAATTCCTTCTTTACATAAACGTCAATTGCTTCCAATACTTCCTGTGTAAAGTATTTCTTTGGTTCTGCTAAGATGGCATTCTCGAAAGCTAATGTTCCATCTGGCATTTCATAGCGAGTGGATACTTTCTTAAAGACTCCAGATTCTTCTGCTAAAGGTAAAAGACCATAATAGCGATCAAGACCAGAATCATAGAACAATCGAGTTTCCACTTGAGAATTCTCACGAGACAATCTACCCTTCTTTACAGTTGCGGTAATGATTGCTCCACGAACTCTCTTGGTCTTATCATCCTTATCTTTCTTTTTAGCCAAGAAGATAATGGAAGATGCTGCATACTTTGTACCACCACCTCCACTCATTTCTTTTGTTGGGAAATAAGATCCAACAACAGCATAAGTGTGATTGGTAAGAATCATAGGAATACCAGCAATTCCAAGATTCAAGGTCAACGTTCTGAAAGCTCCACGAATGACTTGCGCTCTGGTCATATCTCGGACATGCTTACCTTCAAGAGAATCGGCTTGCTCTTTCATGGTTGATAACATGCCTAAAGAATCCAAAATGTACATAACTTTTGGACGTTTAGCTTTATCTAATTCCATGTAAGAGTTGCACGCCTTCAAGGCTTGAGTTTTGAAGTCCTCAATCGTATTTACTGGAATGACGAATACTCGCTTAGGATCGATACCTCTTGATAAGAATAGGTTATCATCAAGTGAGTTTTCGGATTCAAAGTAAAAAACGAATCCTTTCGGATTCTGTTTGAAGAAATTCTTCAAAATATCCAATACGTAGAATGTCTTACCGGTTCCTTCTTCACCAGCAAAGGCAGTAACTCTGCTAAAGGGAAACCCACCAAACAACGTTCCGCTCAATACGGCATTGAAAGTGTAGGAGCCGGTATCAATATACTCATCTACGTTTCCATACAATCCTTTGTCTACGGATTGCGCTGAGTCATTTCCTAGACCTTTAATGATCTGTTCCATGTCCTCGGTAGAACTGTCTACAATTAATTTTTCTTTTTTAAGTTTTGCCATGTTCCTTTCTTTATGGTAATAATTTTATCCATTTTAAAACCACCTTGTTCTAAGGCGTATCTAATATCTAATGGAAGATGTTCATTTTCTTCCATATTAAGAGTTATTTCGTATGTAACCATATTTTCCGTGGTGAGGGCTAGCCGTTGCTAGCCCTCACCATGCTTGTTGCTAATGATTCCGATTGTTTGATATTGAAGTCTGGATTCTCCAGAACTTTCTCAACCAAACGATCTTTGATTTTACCGATGAGCTTACCCTGTGCACCAAGTTCCATCAATCTGTTTCCATCAAGAGGAGATTTGGTGTTCAAGATAGCAGGAACATCCATACCCATAAGTCTTTGACGGAAGATGGGGATTTGATTTGGCATCGAATGCTCCGGAGCATGAGAGCAGTTATCGGCGTGGATAACATCCAGAGCAGCAGACAACACATCAACATCTCCAACTCTGTAAACAAACTTTCGGAGAGTCTTGTCTTTAGTTCCAGAGGAGTCGGCACCTCCAGCTTTCAGATCCATATGATACTTACCGATCGTCGTAACCTTCTCGATTGTTTCGTTCGGAAACTTCAAACGGAACAACATGTCCCGAGTGATACCGACACCCACAAAGGCATGATTCAGAAACTGGACTTTTCCGTTGACTTCGGTTCGGGTCGCTGCCTTCCCAATGTCATGGGTAAGAGCAGCAAGGCGACGAATTAACTCC